GATAAAAGTTTCCTTGCTCTCCTTTCCACTCAAGAACACGACGAACAAAATCCACATCACGAAGATCCCCAACGATAAATTCATTTGCTTCTGTCTTCGAAAATTCTGGAAACTTAAGGTCTACGCCACGAACCCAATAACCTTCAGCTCGCAGTCTTTTTACCATGTGACTTCCAATGAAACCACCAGCACCAAGGACCAGTGCCTTCTTTACATATTGACCCATAAAAAAGTTATTAATTATTCTCAGTATATATCATACAGAAAAAGGGAGTTGTTGTCAACTCCCCCTATAGGTCTTTCATGCACGCCACCAATTCTTTGACTGGAAATTGGAAACCAGGCGGGGTTGCCCCATCCGCACCACTTACTTTTAGGAAGTAAGAAACCATTAAATGGGTCTTTGACTCCACCACCTAGTTTGACTGAACTAGGAAAAGTTGGGATAACTTTGATATTTCGGAGATACCAAAGAATGCACATAAGAATAGCACATCCCAAAGTTTAAGTTTAATTGCAAAAGGTATTGTAAGTAAACCTCCAACACATTTTAACAACAAACCATTTTTAAAATCTCCCCATAACATGATTTGATAACCAGTAATAAGGAAAAAGTTTCCAAGATACCTTAAGATACTTGATTTAGACATAAGGGGTTTGCTCCCGACCAGTGCTGTTATAGACCATCCGTGTCTTCATCATCACGTACATAACAAGGTACACCTTCAGGATCAAGCCATTTGGTGTATTCAAAATCTTCCATAGCAGTTGCCAATTGCATTCCATTATCACACAAGTACATGTCAGAATAACGCTTAGTCCAACTATCTGCTTTTTGAATTCGATAGTCGGGGAACCCATTTTCTAGGGTTCCACATTCTACATAACGATAAGGAAATCGTTCAAGAATAATGTTCATGCTACTTCGACAGATTCAAGATCATTGAAGACATATTCCATAAGCATTTCATAGTCATCCAGAGGATCACCAGAGAATACCACACCTTCGCTTTCATAGTAACGACGAACCTTTTTATAAAGTTTTGGATTCTTTACATCAAGATAGAAATCGCCGCTAGCTGCGCCACGAAGAGTTTGAATGTCTTTCTTGAATTTTGCTGTGAGAGTCATTGTTTTGAATGTTGACCTTGATATTATACTAGTTTGACAGGTGACCTGTCAAGTGCTCCTTGAGGGGATTGAACCCACCTTAGCCGAATTATGAGTTCGGTGCATTCACCAGATTGCTAAAGGAGCATTTTGGGCGAGGGTGTCTGACCACGATAATCTACGATTCAGCGGAGGGGACCCTTCGTTTAATACAACGTTCCTTGTTGTACCCAATGGGAACACTGGGAGTTGAACCCAGACTAACCCGTTATAAGCAGGCCGCTCTGACCATTAAGCTATGCTCCCTTACGATCCCTCTTCGTGATCAGTGTGGATGCGTATGACTTCCTCATCCACATTAGGTTCTTCAAATATTTCTATGACTTCATTATAAGGAACCATAACAGCGTTTCCGTGCTCGCTTGTTATGATAAACGATTCTCCATTTTCTACTCTAGACATCAGAGAATCAAAGTCTGCCTGAAATTGTTCTACAGTAAATGATTGAAGTTCTTGATTCATTTTCATAAGTAAGTTAATATCGGGGCGACAGGGATCGAACCTGTGACCTCTGGTTCCCAAAACCAGCATTCTACCGCTGAACTACGCCCCGTTGTCTTTCTTTGAATGTACAGCTATAATACCAAGAATTGGAATAATTGTCAACCCCATTCCACAAAGTCCCAACCAAATCTGACTTGCTGCTAATGCCTCTACAAGATGAAACATTAGTATCCCCTCCAAGTCTTGAACTCATAATAGAAGTATTGATCCATATCACCACTCAACGGTGCGTTAACATCCTTATGAGCCCATTCCATACAAAACTCTTTTATTTTTATATCACTCATTGCACCTCTTCCCCACATTCTCACAAATGCAGAAGCAGCAAAGTGATATCTTTGTTTAATGTGTGGTTCCATTTAATTACTTGTCTTTTAATAGTTCTTCTACTCTTTTACGCATGTTGGTACTATCTTGATTGAGATAGTCTCTCAAAGAATAACCACGATGACCTCGTAGGATACATGTTCCTTGATAGAACATCGTGGAAGCAAAAACTAATAACAGTATACAACCAATTAGTTCAATGTGATTTTGAGCCATGGCAGTAAAGGTGGAATGATACCTATGAGTCTGAGGAGACCTTCAGCAAATAAAGCAAGAACGAACCAACCGACACACATAGAAATAATTGCAGCATTACGGTTGTGCTTACGAATTGCATCATCGATCATCTCCTGTACTTCTGAACGACTGATAAGTTCATCCTGTTCTTGAATCATTTTTCATCTCCAAGAAATTTTGCAAGAGGATCTTTTCGGGTTTTGACAATTTCACAAGCTCGATAATAGAACATATTGTCCATATTACCAGACTCTTCGAAAGTTACTTTGATCTTCACCCAGTTTTCATAGGTGTGTTGATCCATTGATTTGTAGTAATAATACTACTATATAATAATCACTAAAATTCAAACGTCAACTATTGTGTTCATTGCGTAACACTGTTGAAGAAATTGTTAAATTTAAAACAAAACGGAAGGGGTGGGATTCGAACCCACGGAAGCTTTCACTTCGCTAGTTTTCAAGACTAGAGCCTTCAACCACTCGACCACCCTTCCAATATTTAACGAACGTCAAATTCTAGTTTACGAACTTTACGTTGTCTTCTTGCTTCCTGAAAAGCAAGATCTTGAGATGAAAGAATACCAGATTGTTTTTTCTGATTATTAGATTCTACCACAACTACTTGAGATAAGTCAATCGCAGAAATCTTGTCCTCTTTCACTGACATCTGATTTTGGCAACCACACACCTGTAGTTTGGATGTACCAATCAATTCTTTGTTGCAACACTTGCATCTGACTACTAACATGATCCAACTTACCTTTAATCTCTTCTAATTCTTCGTGAATATCTTGATGATGAAACCGCAAAGGGCCTTGAATAAGTTTACTAATAGTTTTCTTTTTCATTCTTTTAGAAAGGAACGTAACATCCAAACATTTTTACCATGTGCTTCCATTAAATCTTGAACTAGATTTGCAGTAGCATATTGTCTTTGCTTTTCAGACTCTTCCGAAATTTTAGCACATATTTCACAGAATGTCTTGTTGTCAGCGAGTAATTGACTGACCATTGATTCTGCAGTTGGTGAATTTGTTGCCTCGGGGATTTCAGAAGTTTCAACAACTCTACTAATTGGACCTACAGCTTTCATACGAAGATAACGCATGTTCTCTGTAAGACGATCGATTTCACCAAACATTGTTTCATATTGATTACCAAATAGTTCATGCAATTGTGGGAAATCAGATCCCACTACGTTCCAATGGTAAACCCAAGTTTTCTGAAATAAACAGAAAAGACTTGTTTGTGCTTTATGAAGAAGTTCGTATAACTCGTCCATTATCTTTTTGAAGTATTTATAAGTGGGCAATATCGGATTCGAACCAATGACCGTCTGCGTGTAAAGCAGCTGCGCTACCGCTGCGCCAATCGCCCTTGGTGAGTCGGATATGATGATCCCGACTCGTATGATAGACAGTGCCTATCAACTGCCCCACTTGGACTCGAACCAAGAACCCCAGAGTTAACAGCTCCGTGCTCTGCCAATTGAGCTATAGGGCATTATTCAATTGAGAACCCGAAGGTTCAGAGCGGGTAACCGGGTTCGAACCGGTGATTCCAACTTGGAAGGATGGCGTGTTACCGCTACACCATACCCGCTTATGAGACAATTATAGAGTAATTGAGTATAATTGTCAAGCGTCTCAGGAGGGACTTGAACCCCCGACCAACTGCTTAGAAGGCAGATGCTCTATCCAACTGAGCTACTGAGACATATAATACGTATTATTTAATTTCTATGTTCATGGAAGAATCACCTTCACCGATAAAACCCTCTGGAAACATATTAAATGCCAAAGAATATCTAGGTTCAGAAGATTCATTAATTGTTACTTTATGAGAAAGATAACTTGGAAAAAATACTACAGTATTTTTTGCTGGCAACATTGACCATGATTTGGAATTATATATGTTCCATTCAGTTGGTTTATTGAGCAACATTTGCTCCATTATATTATCAAAATATAATTCTAATTTTCCACTTGATACATCTTCAAAATACAAGACCCCACTATAAACACAATTTCTATGTTTATGGAATTGTGAAGACCCACCAGGATCTGTTTTTGTTCCCCACGATGTCGTTATTTTAAACTTAGTATCTTCCAATCTCAAAAAACTATTCTTATAGAAATTGAAATAATCGATAAGAATATTTTTGACATGAGGAAAATTGTCGAGTACCTTTATATTTTTTGTAATATATGTACCCTTAGATTCACTTGGATTGTTGCGTATAAATTCATATTCAGTTTTGATTTTATTTAACTCAGAAAGATTATTACCTATGTTGGCTATTGCAACAGGAGAAGAAAACAGCGGCAAAACATTAAAATTTTCATTATTCATTCTTCTGAGTTACTTGTCCAATTGATTACCTAGTTATTATACTACTGCTTTGGGCAGTCGTCAACCCATACAGCACAGATTCTCATCTCTCCACCAAGCAGTCTTTGTGCCTCACTACCGTCTGGTGGTTTCTCAACATATCGTGGTTTATATTTCTTATTTGATTCTTGGATAATACGATCATATTCAGGTGTGACCTCATCAATCGCACGATCAACATCACGCTTGATTCTGCGTTCTAACTTCGCAGGATCTTTAATAACAAACTCATTAAGAATAGTTTGTGGGAAATATTTTCTTTGAACCTCATCCAGTAAGTCCCAAAGTCCATCTTGAGATACTCCTGTACACTGTGAGAGTGCTGCTATAAGAGAAGATAATACAATTCCTATTATAGCGTATTGTTTTATATCTGGTTTTTGTTTTCCAAATTTAAACATAAGAAAGGGGAGGTCTGCAGCACTCCCCTTATATATCAAACTTCTACCGTGATCAGTTTGGAAGCATACTCATGTGCATAAGATGTACGAGCACCATGATGCCCCCATCCGATCCAACTATACGCATAGTTCATGTAGCGATTAATTGACTTACCAGGAGTTTTCATCTTCTCCTCAATGTCTTGCCACTGAACTTCATTTGTTAGATAACGAAGTTGCGTGTGAAGTGATGATGGAGAACCACCATACTTCTTAGCAAAATCACCCAATCCATAATAACGGTTGGCAGATGTCCATTGAATCAGTCCGTAACCGCGACCGCAGTTACCCCAACTGGTTCTGCTACCACCTTCACAAATGTTAGGAACAAAAGTAGATTCCTGACGAATATTACCCATGATGGTAGCAAGGGCGTTTCTGTCTTTAATACCACGATCCTGGAAGTATGCCAGAGTAGCATTTTCATTTTCATTACACGCTTTACAAATTAGCCTTTTTTCTTTTGGCTTTTCGGGCGGAGCAACCTCCTTGGTCGCTGTCAGTGTTTCAAACTCCTTAATGATTGAAAATGGCACTGGAGGTGCGGTCAGAGGAGGAAACAGGGGCAGTGTTGCCACATTGGTTGTAACCGTTGCCAGAAGGGGCAGGGCTACAGTAAAGAATTGTTGCACTAGGTTAAATTGAACTCTACATCCCAATAGAGAAAGCGCACTTCCCCCCTCTCGGGGGGCAATCTCCTGGGCTCTAAATGTCACATCAATGACTCATAATAAAAAACCCACTCTTTAGAAGTGGGTTTTACGCATTATAAGTGATTATTTATTATTTGTCAAGAATGTCAATCTCTTGATCACCAAATCCAGTGGGTCGTTCAAGGACAAGACACTGTAGGTAGTTTGGACCCTCTGGAAGATTGAGCCACTCATCAAATTCTTCCGCAATTGCAACCGCATCAAACTGACTTTTCAGATCTCCTTCTGCAAGTTCATGGATACGATCAATACTCCATTGGCGAGCATACTTAACTGGTTCAATCGTCTTTTCCATAGTAATCTTTTCGGAAGTACCTGCTGAGGATGTTGCTATTGTACCACGCTGGGCTTCCATCGTCAAGCGATTCTGTGAGTACATTGTTTGCAAATAACTGGCGGGTTTCTTCGAAGTTTGTTTTGCCGCCTGTTTTATGTACTGATAACATAGTTCGACTAAAATTTTCTCTGCCAAACTTGATAACGTCTTCTTTAAGTTCCGGACAAGACCCATAATACTTTTTCCAATCAGATTCAGATTTTACTTTTCGACTTTTACCCTTTGGTTTTCGAAATGACCAGAAGTATTTTCTTCCAATATATTTTCTACCGTTTAATTTGTTTTCAATCAAATAAACGAATCCAAAGTTGTCTCCAATATTGTCGGAAAGAAACACTTGCCCATTATAGTACCATGGGTTCTCATAGTCAATATCGGTACTCATCAATAATATTAATGACTTGATTCAGATATTTATGGGCAAGGCCTTTCATATCCATATCATGCCTTACATGTTCATTATAAAGATTATCTTTTAATTCCAACACACGAGTTTTGATTTCTTCTTTACTAATTTGATTTCTAGGCATAAAAAAAGAGGAGACTATTGCTCCTCTATGTATATTGTTTTATTTAAATATTACAATTTAAAACCACTAAATGCATCTTTCTTCATATCTTGTTTGATTCCACCTACCACATACGATTCTACCTCCGTTTCCTGGGGAGCTACCTGAAGTCCTTTAGAAGAAATCCAGTGCTGAGTCCATGGAAGTGGATTATTGTTTGCAGGAATATCATATTGTGGTTTAAGTCCAATCGCTTTTAATCGACGATTTGCAACCCATTCTACGTACTGTTGAAGAAGTTTATCGTTAAGTCCGATCATGCTTCCATCTTTGAACAGATAGTCTGCCCAACGCTTTTCTTCATTTACTGCACGATCAAACATTGCATAAACCCACTCCTCTTCTTCTTTAGCGATTTGTTTCATTTCTGGATCATCACCATCACGCCACTTGTTTAAAATATTTTGCGTGATTGCTAGGTGTTGGTTTTCGTCTCTTGCGATAAGAGAGATGATCTTAGCGGATCCTTCCATAAGCTTAAGTTCACCAAAGGCGAAACTACAAGCAAAACTAACGTAGAACCGAATACCTTCAAGAATGTTAACGTTTGCGACTGCTCTGTACAATTTTCGTTTAACATCGTTGAGTGTTTCCTTAGCGTATGAAACTCCTTCAAGATTATGCATCCAAGCATTAGATGCGCCATAACTCTGAGCGGAGTTTATGAAATCATCATATGATTCCGTGACACTCGAAGATCTTTCCAAGATACGTTCATCGGTAATAATCGTATCAAATACTTCAGATGGATCAGAATAAACATTCTTGATAATGTATGTGTATGAGCGACTATGGATCATCTCCATAAATCCCCACACTTCCATACAAGCTTCCAATTCAGGAAGCGAGCAATAAGGCAAGAATGCCATTCCAGGTCCACGGCCCTGAACACTGTCAAGCATGATTTGATACTTCAGATTAGAAGTATAGATATGCTTTTGCTCGGGACGGAGCGTTTGATAATCTCCGCGATCTTTTTGAAGAGAAACTTCTTCTGGTCTCCAGAAGTATCCTAATTGTTGAGTTGTAAGTTTTTCAAAAATTGGATATTTGTATGAATCATATCTTTGGATTCCAAGTGGTTTTCCGAAAAACATTGGTTGTTTTTTAGAATCAAAGTGATCAGTATTAAATACTGTCATTCCTTTGACTTGCATTTGGTTTTCCTTGGTGGATGAAATTTTAAACTGCACAGGATTCACACTCTCCCTCCTCAACTTTACTTAACTCATTAATTAGATCTTCAAGATTGGGTTTCTTATCTTCAGTTACCTCATCAGTTTTGGCATCATATGTGTTTTGGTAATAAGAAGTTTTCCACCCGTATTTGTATGTAGTCAAAAAGTCATTTGCCATGACCGAAACTGGAACTTCATTATCTGGATAATTTTCTGGATTGTAACTCCAGTTACCAGAAATTGCTTGATCAAAGAACTTTTGCATCATAGCAACAATTTTAATGTATCCCTCATTACTCTTCATATCCCATAACAATGTGTAATTGTTTTTCAATGATGTGTATTGTGGAACAACTTGCTTAAGAGGCCCCTTCTTCGATTTCTTAATAGACAAGAATCCACGAGGGGGTTCGATTCCATTGGTTGCGTTTGACACAACGGAACTGCTCTCCGATGGCATCTGTGCGGACAGTGTACTGTGTCGGAGACCATGCTCCAGGATAGATAGTCTAAGAGTTTCCCAATCATGTTGATACTTAGGGGCAACGATTTCGTCTACTTCTTTTTTGTAAGTGTCAATGGGCAGTATGCCATCTGCATACTTGGTACGACCAAAGTTTTCGCAATAGCCTTTCTCCTTGGCGAGTTGATTTGATGCCTTCAGGAGAAAATACTGGAATGATTCTGAAAGACCATGAACAGCGTTCCATGCTTCTTGAGAATCATATTTGAATCCAAGTTTTGCCAAATAGTGCGCTAACCCAATAAACCCTATACCGAGCGAACGACGTGCCTTGGTGGCGATTTCTGCTGCCTTTACGGGATAGTTCTGATAATCAATCAACTCATCCAGAGAACGAACAGAAAGATCACAAAGGTCTTCAAGTTCTTCATCAGATTTTACCTTACCAACGTTGATGGCTGAAAGAATACACAAAGCAATTTCACCATGCTCTTCATCGATATGCTGAATTGGATAAGTTGGTAGAGTAATTTCTTGACATAGATTGCTCATCTCAATCTTATCCTTAAAGGATGAGTGAGAATTGCAATGATCAAGGTTCATGATGTAGATACGACCTGTCTCAGCACGTTCTTTGAGGAGGTCAAGAATGAGTTCTTGTGCCTTAACAGTTTTTTTCTTAATGGACGGATCTTTTTCATATTGTACATAGAGATCGTCAAAGCGATCTGATCCGAAAGCATCATAAAGTCCAGGTACATCGTGTGGGGAGAAAAGAGTGATCTCGCCATCTTGAATGAATCTTTCATAAAATAACTTACTAATCTGAATTGAGTAATCGAGTTTACGAACACGATTATCTTCTGTACCTTTGTTGTTCTTGAGAACAAGAATATCTTCTATTTCTTGATGCCAGATCGGAAAGTGGACAGTTGCTGATCCACCTCTGATGCCATTCTGAGTGCAGCATCGGACAGTTGCTTCAAACTTTTTGAGGAATGGGATAACACCTGTGTGCTGTACTTCACCGCCTCGGATTTTAGAGTTGATGCCACGGATTCGGCCTGCGTTGATACCAATTCCCGCTCTTTGAGCAACATACCGACCAATTGCCATATCAGAGCTGAAGATACTATCAAGGGTGTCATCAACGTCAATAAGAACGCAACTTGCAAATTGGCGAAGTGGGGTTCTAACACCTGCCATGATTGGTGTAGGAATGTTGATTTTGTGCTTGCTGATTGCGTCGTAGTATCGTTTGACATAAGACAGACGAGTCTCCTTTGGATATTCTGCGAAGATAGTCAATGCAATCATGATATACATGAACTGGGGAGTTTCATAAACTCCACCATTGCTACGATCTTGTACGAGATACTTATCTACAACTTGGCGAAGGCCTGCATAAGTGAATAGAAAGTCTCTTTCATGATCGATAAAACTATTTACTTTATCAATTTCCTCTTGAGAATACTTTGTATAAATATCATGATCATAAACCTCAGCAGAAACACAATCAACAATGTGTTGCTCAAGATGAGGAAGTTCTCTCATCTTACCATAAAGATTTTTACGCAAAGCAAACATGAGCAATCTTGCTGCAACATATTGATAGTTTGGATGATCCAAATCAATCAAATCTGAAGCAGAACGAATCAAAATTTCTTGAATTTCTCCAGTGGTGATTCCATCGTAAAATTGGATGCCTGATTGCATTTCAACTTGACTCGCAGAGACCCCTTTAAGACCCCTACATGCCTCTTCAACCATCAAATGCATCTTATCTAAGTCAAGAGTTTCAATTGAACCATTTCTCTTGACAACCTTTGTTCCGTTACTCATATTTTTTTCCAAGTAGTAAACTTTAACTTTGCTTCTAATCCACTATAAGTATTCGATTCTATCACAGACTGAACATTAAGTCCAGACAAAACCATATCATTAATATCCTTTTGGTTTATACTAGATGGCCAAATGACGACTCTTTCTCCTCGGGATATAACATTGGAGATGCGGGAGTGTATTTCTGCATTTCGTGGTTCGTTATCATAGATCCACACAGGATTGCTAATCCCCCACTTACTAAGATCACCATCAGCTCCACACAGAGCAATCGAATTTGAAATGAATGTTGAGTCAAATGGTCCTTCCGTAACATAAACTGTTTTCTCCTTGTTAAGGTCATCGAGTCCATAAATCTTTGGTGCATCATCAAAAAGCATGACAGTGATATATTTATTGGGAGATGGACCCAATGCTCTTCCCTGAAAACCGATTAGATCTTTTTGATAGTACAGAGGAATTATGATGCGAGACTCTTCGTAATCCGTATTTGCAAAAGTTGGCTTAAGCGAGTTAGCAAACTCTTTAAACTTTTCTGCATAATAAAACTTCGTTGGGTCGAGTTTACGTTTCTCAAGATAGGTTCTACCACGCTCCACTTCAGAACATAGAGGGAGAACAATCTTGGTTTTAAATACAGGTTTTTCAAAAACGAAATCGGGTTCATCAGTAATAAAGTTTCTTCCAGTATGCCCCTCTTTAAACTTTTCAAACGTATATTGTTTATACGTTGTAGAGTCTAACTGCTTCAGAAAATTATTGAAAGAAACATTGACTCCACAGTTGTGACACTTGAAGTTTGTATTATTCTTGACTTGATACAGATATCCTCTGGATTTACTCTTGTTCTTCTTCGAGTCTCCACAAATCGGACATCTGAAATTATAAAGATTATTTTTTACTCTTTTAAAATTTACCAGTCTTGCAGAAATCAAATTGATGTATTTAACATCAACATAATCCATAATCAAACTCTATAATTTCGCTGCTCCATTATAGGACTTTGACTGCCTGGTGTCAAGAACTGCACAATCTTTGTATTCATTAAAAATGTCAAGCAGGCGATTGCTCCAATAGCCATCCAAACACGTTTCTCGATCAGCGATACTCTTGACACAATGATGTCATAATCGCTGTCAACCTTATCACGGAGTTTGTCAATTTTTGCAAAGAGTATACTGTCAGATTCTTCTTGCTTAGTGATTCTTTCTTCATGTACCGCGAGCATCTTACTCACATTACTATTTACTTCACTAAGTTTTTCAATAGCATTATCAATCTTGACAATAATATCTTTTACATCTTCTAGTTTTTGTTCTAGAACTGCGACTCTAATTTCTTCGGCCATGGTGAGAATTCTTTACTCCTAGGTCTCAACAAATGGCATTTTGTAGATCAAAATTATTTATCATTTTTCCACCTTTTACGAGAACCAGGAGGTAACTTAATCTGTGGTCCTTTTCTTCTTCTCAATCCCATTACAGGATCAAATCCAGCGGTTGGTCCTTTTGGATCTGAAGAACCACTAAACCCACCAGAACCCCCTGGAGCATTCGCTACCATTTGTTCTCTTATTATTTGAATGATTCTATCAAGATTGGCCATTTTTACAAATGCTCTGAAGTTCTGATAGGCATATTATATCCACTGAAACATCATGTATATAACATCTTGGAGTCTCTGGTAATTTATTTAAAAATAAAATAAATGTTTTTACTGTAGACCAGAGATCCTTTTCAATCTTATAAAATAACATTGGAGTGGCAGCATCACTAAAAATATTATAAAGAATGATAAAGTGATTCAAAAGCAAATGCGCTTTCAATTCTCCAGTGTTCTTATACTTTTTAAGCAAACGCTTAATGTATTTGAAATGCTGTAGGTCTTTATCAAAATCTTCTTTGGTTACTGCCTGAGGATTTTCGTAATGTTTGATGGCAAAGAGAAGAAAATTTTCTTCATTCAACTCATTAAAAATCATAAATTATCAAGCAACCGTTGGATCGCCGTCGTAGATTGGAAGATTGCCAGTAGTGATACCAGACATTGCAACCAGAGTCTCGGTCTTAACTCTTAAAGTTCCAGTATTGTCATTGTAAGTTGTAACACCAACCCAACCTTCGTGAGTTAATGCATATGAAGTTCCTTGAGCAGCAGCAATACCACCTTCAGCAACACCATAAATGTGTGGTTCGTAATTGGTATTGATTTCACTCCAGCGGCTATCAAGGACAGTGTACTTAGGAAGTTCGCTGATCTGGAAGTCGGTAGCGGCAATTGCAACACCACTTAAACCAGCGGTCGATGCAATGGAGAGTTGTGTGGTGCTAGCAATACCAACAATTACAGCGTTTCCAATTTCACCTCTTGGACCAAAACGAATTACATCTCCAGTCGCAGCTGCGCCGACCTGACCAAAGGTTGTACCACTACCAGTTACAACGAGGGTTGAATAATTAAGAGATACTGTTCCACCGGAACCTTTATTGTCATTATTTCCCCAGAGTGCCATGTTCTTTTCCGTAAAAAATTTTGCTAGAAATATTTATAAAAAAAGGAGACCTTACTTTTGGTCTCCTTTTTAATTGAGTTTAAACTTTATCAAGGAGTAATATCCTTTGCACCTTTGTTCTTCAACTGTGCTTGCACTTGTAAAAGAATGAGTGAGAGAATACCGTTTGACTTGACTTTTGGGTTTGCTCCGAGTGCTTCAGAAACTGCAAACAAAACGGTTGCAATTAAAGCCTGGTTAGCAAGACACCATGCTACTAAAGCGGACATAATGACCTCCATGTAAAAAGTGTATCCTGTCCTATTTAGAAAATCAATCCCTTGGAGAATGCATTGCGTCTTGTGCTCTTTGAGCGGAATCGCGGCGTCTTTTAACTTTTTCTGCAGGAGTGATCTGTGTAGATGGTTTTTTCTCACCAGGAACTTTTTTCTTTCCTCTTGGTTGAACACCCATTCTACCCGCACCCATAGATTTTGAAATTAATTCAAATGCTTTATCTCTGGGTTTTCTTGGAGTTCCCTTTTCTTCTCTTCTTCTTTCATCAAGTTGCTCACCTTCTACTTCGTAAGAAGCACTAATATCCGTCATACCAGCTCTCACCGCTCTTTCTTTCTGCTGTAGGATCTGTAACAACTTCTGCTTTTGTTGGACTTTTGCTCGCTTGTCCGTACCTTGGGTTTCCTGAGGCATATCTGCCTCTGCCAACTTTTTTGCTTGTTTAGTCGCAGTAGCGTACATTACTTCTTTTGCTCTTTCACCATACTTGGAAAAATCACCTTTCTTTTTCATCGACATTACAATTTCTTCCTTCTTCTTTGTCTCGGCAGGAGTCAAAGTTTTTTCGTCGAGTTCAACTTCTTCTGGAACACAGTTTGGTACTTCTTTACCACCCTTCATTTTAGTTGGAGGATTGCCAACCTTTTTACCTGTCCAGCACTTAGATGCACCAACATTCTTACGTGCTTGTTTTAAACCTTCTTCCAACTCATTCTCTTCAACGTTCAGAGTCTTTGGATAATCCTTTTCACCAGGCTTTGCAGAACGCTCGCCACGCTTTCTCTTTGCATGGATATTATCCCATAATCCTTTTTTCTCTTCCAGTTCAATTTCCTCTTTCATTTTCTTTTCTTCTGGTCTTTTACCAAAAGTTTTATGAACCATTGTATCCAATTTACTATGAAACTTGGATTCTGCTTCTTTGCTTGCACCGGCTTCATTTACATACTCAACTTCTTCATTGTGTGCAGGAGACTGCCCAATACGATTAAATCTTTCCTTTTCTTTTTGTCTGGTGATTGCACTTACAATTTTAGAAGACTTTGTTTGTGCAACTTCTTTTTTCTTGCCAGTTGAAGAAACTGCAGTACGAGCAAGGTTACCTGCTCTACGGTACATTCTATTTTCCTTGTCTCTATCAATAGGTTTATATGCTTCATCAACTTCAACAGCCTCAAGAAGAATGCCACCGAGTTCTTCTACTGCTTCTTTAAAGTCAGGATTAATTACAATTTTGTTGTTTATATTTTTTTTTTCTTTGATCTGTTTATGATCGTCGTCCTTTTCAATTTTATCCATTACTTCAGAAAGATCTTGTCTCCAGTTAGAGAATGATTCTTTGCGTGTTGCAATAGCAGTACCACGAACCTTACGACGGTTTAAAAGATACTTATCAGACTTATCATGATCTCCATCATTATCAATATCTTTATCTTCCTTTCCAACGGGATCAAGAGATTCTCTTGTCATACCAGGAAT